CTTTAGTAATATATATATCAAGCCCCCAACTATTGGGGGTTTTTTTTGGAAGTTAAAATTTTCACTTCCAGATCTAAAAACAGGTATATTAAAGGGGTGATCAATTGGATCACTTATAAAGGTGAATATATGAAAAAGATAACATCAACTAAAAGAACAGAGCGACATGGCACAGAGTATTGGACATGTTGCTTTTGTAAAAATATTTTCTCAGGCTTCGGCAACAACCCAGATTCAGAAGATGACAATGATGAATGTTGTGATCAATGTAATAACAAACATGTCATCCCTGCGAGATTTGAGGCAATGTTTGGAGGTGCATCATGAGAAAGGTATCGCTTGATATTGCCCACGCTTTCAAAGGTCGGGCAAAAAGATCTATAAGTAACACTTCAACGGATGGCAAAAGGATCTTGTTACATGGTAATGAGATCGCAAGCTGGAATGATGACAATGATCTGGTTGTATCTATGTGCAACTGGCCAACGCCAACAACTAGAGAAAGAATCAATACGATTTTTTATGTTTTAGATATTCCATTTTGTTTTTATCAGAAGGATCATGTCCAATTTCTAAGGCATCAAAAGTCAGGTATTGAAGATTCATTCAACACGCATATAAGATCAGGCGATCATTATTCCTTTCATAAACAAAAAGATCTCCATTCATTATTTGATACTAATTCAGATGTATGGCATATCAAACATATGGAGGCCAATCATGAGTACCTTATCAAAAGATGAAGTAAAAATTCACTATGTTCTGGACGATCAATTCAATGATGAGATCCTGAAGTTTGATGAACTGGATGATCTGATTGATCATATTAATGAGAGCGAGATTATTGGATACAGTCAAGCGATGAACTACTTAATAGAAAACGATTGCTCATTGTCTGTGTCTATGGGCTTGGCTCATGATTGCGGTTGTGAAATGGATACGTTAGGATCTGAGCTTCTTGCAACGCTTCACTATCACCAGATGTTGCACGAGTCTATTAGTGAGGTGATCGAATGATGAAGAAACTTCAGCAGTTATTCTGGGGCATGATGGGAGGCTTCATTGCTTTGTCTTTCTGGGCGTTTCTAATCATTGGTTATGTAATGATTCCAGATCTGATCTGATCGTTTAAAGGATGGCATTTAAGGGGCGAGCAATCGCCTCTTTTTTATGTCTGATCGTCAGCTCTTGGGGGTTGTTGTATAAATGTAACAAAAGATCAAGCTGCAGCGCACATGATTTGCTTTCGTACCGCCTTTTTCTGTTGTTGCATTATTGCAAATGTTTCCAAAGCATCGCCTAAATCCAAGCTATAAAGTACCAAATACAGTAAGGAAGATATAAAGATCTAATAGAGGTAATTTACTGCGGTTGGTTATAGATCATTACTAAAGATAAACTATTGATCTCTGGCCATTGATCAGATCAAAGAAGATCGTCAGCTCTTGGGGTGATCATTGGCTCTTGATCTTGGAGATCCAACTGGATCTATCTATTCAATTGGTTGTGAATCCTATATCCCTCTCTTATATTCTCTGATCTGGATCAACTAAACGATCATCAGCCGTCAGATCCCTAGCAATAGCCTGGCATTTTAGCGGTGTAAATGCTTTAGTACAGGGCTTTAGAGGTGATATCATCCGATATTGTCTGATCAGAATAGCTTCGCATAATTTATCTTATGTTAAGTATGGGGTAGGGAGGCTCATTGCCCAGTCAGTTTTATTTATATAGCCTCCAACTTACAAAAAACCAAATTTCAAAAAAAAACTACTTTCAACTACATATGTGCTATACTACTTACATGAAAAAACCAAAAGGTAATCCTGCCTTAGTAAAAGGAATGACTTCATTAAACCCATCAGGTAGACCTAAAGGATCTGTAAACAAATGGTCTGCTGCTGCTATGTCTACATTGCAAGAAAATTTAGTAGAAGTGTTAGAAGTTGCTATAGCTAAAGCTAAAGATGGCGATGTACATTGTATAAAAATGATTTTAGACAGAGGAATACCTACTCAAAAAGCTATAGATGCTAATAGAAACAAAAGCGATTCACAGGTTATTATTAATGTTGCTTCTTTAGAATCTATTGAACAAAAAGCTAAAGAATTTGATGAGGCTGAAATAATAGATCCTGTAGAAAAAACAGAAGATGATGTTATGGCTTCTATAGACACATCCCCTATGGCGGAAAAGTTTGGCTGAATTAAACATAGATCTTCATCCTGCTCAATTGCAAATATTCCATTCGGATAAACGCTTTAAGATAGTTGCTGCGGGTAGAAGGTTTGGAAAGTCCTACCTTTCTGCTTGGATATTATTAATTAAAGCAATACAGTCCGAATCTAAAGATGTATTTTATATAGCACCTACTTTTCAACAAGCCAAAGACATTATGTGGGCAATGCTTAAAGATTTAGGTAGAGATTTAATAGTACAAGCCTACGAAAATACTGCTGTTCTCACATTAATAAACGGTAGAAAGATATATCTTAAAGGATCAGATAGACCAGAAACATTAAGGGGCGTAGGTTTAGCATATGTTGTGTTAGATGAATATGCTTCTATGAAACCACAAGTATGGGAACAGATAATAAGGCCAACACTTGCGGACGTGCGTGGTGGGGCACTCTTTATAGGAACTCCCGCTGGGAAAAATCATTTCTTTGATTTGTATAAAGATGCATTAGATGATGACGATTGGGATGCGTTTCAATACACTTCTAGAGATAATCCTTTTTTACCTGCTGATGAAATAGAGGCTTCTAAAAGATCTATGTCCTCTATGTCTTTTAGACAAGAGTTTGAGGCTTCTTTTGAAATATCATCTGGTGGTATATTTAAAGAAGAATGGTTTAAAGTTGACGAAGAACCCCTTGAAGGTAACTATGTTATTGCTGTAGATCCTGCTGGATATGAAGCTGTAGAATCAGAGCGTAATTTAAAACGATCCAGGCTAGACGAAACAGCTATTGCTATTGTTAAGATTGATCGTGATAAGTGGTGGGTTAAAGACATACTACATGGGCGTTGGAATATTAAAGATACTGCTAGAAAAATTCTTTCATCTGCGATGAAGGTAGAATCGTCTACTGTAGGAATAGAAACGGGTGCATTGCGTAATGCTATCTTACCTTATCTTGAAGATGAAATGAGAACAGAAGGTAAATGGGTATCTATCATAGAAATGCGACATGGCGGTAAAAAGAAAAACGATAGGATTACTTGGGCGTTACAAGGTAGAATGGAACATGGCCAAATAACTTTTAATGACAAAAGAGATTGGAAAGAGTTTACTAATCAAATGGTAGATTTTCCAAATAGATTAGCACATGATGACATGCTTGATGCTTTAGCATATATAGATCAAGTAAGCGTAGCAGATTTTGCACACAGTATAGAATTAGATGATGAATGGAGTCCAATAGATGCAATTGCAGGATATTAGTAATTTAACAGAAGAAGAAATAGAACAGTTATTAATTTTTAGTAGTGATGAAGATACTATTATGCAAAGATATATTGTTGCTTGTGAAATTATATCTAATTTGCTTATGGATAATTTAGGCCACAATGAAAGTTTATACCCAGACATTGTAGATCAATTTCAAGATTCTATTGATCTTACCATATGTAAAATGTTAATGGATGGTGATGTTATTGTAGAGGATATAGATAGAAAACTACATTAAAATTAATAAATGTGATATAATCGGCACTTATTTGGAGTTTTGATAAATTAATGGATAATCAAGAAAATAAATATCAAGCACTTGCTAGTTGGCTTAACTATCGTTTAGAAGGTTGGCGTAATCATAGAAATACTAATTATATTCCAATGTGGGATGAATATTATCGTCTTTGGAGAGGTGTTTGGTCTGCTGGTGATAGGACTAGAGCAACGGAAAGATCAAGACTTATTGCTCCTGCTTTACAACAAGCTGTAGAATCTTCTGTTGCCGAACTTGAAGAAGCAACATTTGGAAGAGGCAAATGGTTTGACATTAAAGATGACATGCTTGACCAAGATCCTAGCGATGCTGATTACATACGTAATTTATTGCAAGAAGATTTAGAAAAAACAGGTTGTAAAGATGCTATTTGCGAAGTTTTTCTTAATGGTGCTATATACGGAACAGGTATTGGAAAAATTGTTGTTAAGCAATCTATTGAAAGATCTCCAATTGAAGAAAATATTGGTGGCACAATGGCTACTACACGAACAGTAGTAGAAATATCGGCTATAGATGTTCATGTTGAGCCAATTTCACCTAAAGAATTTCTTATTGATCCATCTGCAAACTCAATTAACGATGCTTTGGGCGTTGCTCACGAAGTTATTAAACCTAGATACCATGTAGTAGAAGGTATTCGTTCTGGTATTTATAGAGATGTACCTCTTGATGGTGATTATGATCAAGTTGATTTTGGATATGATCCAGAATCTAAAATTGCAGACGAATCTGATTCAGTTAAAATTACAGAATATTGGGGTAAAGTACCAAAAAGATTTTTAAAGGCTAGTGCTGACAAAGATGATTTTAAATATGACAAAACTTCTTCAAATGAATTAGTAGAAGCAGTTGTTACTATATGTAATGACGAACATATTTTAAGAGTTGAAGAAAACGCTTTTATGATGAAAGACAGGCCTTTTATATCATATCAACATGACATTGTGCCAAATAAATTCTGGGGAAGAGGGGTTTGTGAAAAAGGTTATAACCCACAAAAAGCATTAGATGCAGAAATGAGAGCAAGAATAGACTCATTAGCACTTACTACTACACCTATGATGGCTGCGGATGCTACTAGATTACCTCGTGGAGTAAAGTTTGAAGTTAGAGCAGGTAAAACAATACTAACAAACGGTAATCCAAGAGAAGCTATTATGCCTTTAGACATGGGGCAAACTGATCAAACAACATTTCTGCAAGTTCAGTCTTTACAAAACATGATACAAATGGGTACTGGCTCTGCTGATACATCTTCACAAGGCGGTGATACTGCTAGTGGTATGTCAATGATGCAAAGTGCTGCAATTAAAAGACAGAAACGCACTTTAATGAATTTTCAAAACACATTTCTTATTCCTTTAATTAATAAAAGCATGTATCGTAAAATACAGTTTGATGTAGACCGCTATCCTGTAAGTGATTACAAGTTTGTACCTTATTCTACTATGGGAATTATGGCAAAAGAATTAGAAAGCCAACAAATGGTACAAATGTTACAAGCTATACCTAAAGATTCACCTGCATTTAATGTTATTTTATTGGCTATGTTTCAAAATTCTTCTATTCACAATAGAGATCAGATAGTAACTGCGTTAATGCAAGGCAATGAACCTAATCCAGAAGAACAACAAATGCAAGAAACACATATGCAATTAGAAATGCAACAAGTACAAGCTAATATTGCTAAAACTCAAGCTGAAGCACAAGAAGAACAAGCTAAGGCTATGAAATGGCAATCAGAAGCTATGAGCAATCAACCTAATGAAATAGATTTTCAATCTAAAATACTAAAATTACAAAAAGATCAAATTGGATTACAAAAAATTGCTGCTGATATAGAAAATAAACGATCTGAAACCGCGAGAAACATTCCAGAAGTAGAACATCTTAGATCCGAAACTATATTAAATTTAGCTAATGCTAGGGCAGCAGGAAAAAAAATACAAATTAATAATAATGTTTAAATA